TGACATTGAAATCAATTGTCGATGCACAATCCATTATGCTGAGAGTAAGACAACAGGAATTACCATTACGATTAATCGGCAAAGACATTCCATCAATGCAGAAAGAATTAATGTATAGCGATGAAAAGTTTTTATCATTATTAAAAACACAGATTGATAAATGGATAAAGGATGGAGAGTTAAGCTAAATGGAACAATGGCAGACAGAAATATTAACTGCAATTCGTGACGGATATGTTCCTTCATTCAGTGGTTCAATTGATCAATGGGCAGAAACATATTGTGATATTCAAGGTTCATACACCATCAAAGGTCCATTCGATTGTTCAAGAAGTCCTCACTTCAAAAAGGTATTTCAATTTATTCAAGACCCACTTGTGCGGGAAGTAAACCTTATTGCCCCAACCAGAAGCGGCAAGACTTTAATATTTGAGATTGGATTACTTTACACCATTGCAACCAACTCCGGTGATATTCTTTGGCTTACATTATCCGATGAGAAAGCAGAACAGACAACAGAAAAGAGAATATCCAAATTGCTGGAACACTGTGAACCCGTTAAACATTTATTGTCTGATGACAAATATAATATCCAGACAAGGAAATACAAGTTTCAACATTTGGATGTGGATGTTACAAGCCCAAAAGACAATGCACTAAACATCCTCGGTTTCAAGACAATATTCAATGATGAGGTTTGGCGTTATGGCGAGGTGTATGGCAACAATATTATTGATACAATCAAACACCGAATTGATGAAGAATATAAAGACGTAAGTAAAGTATATTGCTTTAGTCAATCTGGGATGAAAGGGGAAGCATGGCACAATCAATATGTCTTGGGTGAGCAATGGGAATATGGTTGGAGATGTCCGCAATGTAACACGTTGCAGACTTGTGTATTCAAAGGTAAAAGACAAGATGGAAGTAAATATGGAATTGTCTTCCCCGAAATAAGAGATGAACAAGGAAAGTACAAAATAAATGAATGTGCCAACAATGCCAAGATGGTATGTGAGCATTGCAATTTGATGATTCAAGATACACTTGTCAATCGTTACAATCTCTTGAATGGTGGTGATTATATCAAGGTGTGTGATGGACAAAATAATAAAGTCAAAAGTCTCAAGATGTCTTTTATAAGCAATCCTAAAACAAGTTGGGGAGACTTAGTAATATTATTTCTGAATGCATTAAGACTTCAAGAGGTAAACCGGGACGATACATTATTACAGAACTTCGTAACCAAGAATCTGGCTGAATGGTGGGATACATACAAGCCAAATAATAGAACAATCATTAAGCTTTCCCAGTATGATCCATCAAACCCGTTTGGTGAATTTGAGGGACGTATAGGGGATACTCCATGCCGATTCATGGCGATTGATTGCCAACAGAAAGAACCATATTTTTATTATGGTATAATTAGTGTTAATTCAATTGGTGATATTCGGGTAATCAAATTTGGCAAATGCAATAGTTGGGATGAATTAAATGTAATAAGAATAAACAACAAAGTAGAAGAAAGATGCGTAGGGGTTGATACTGGTGATGGACCTAATCAAGAATCATTAAGAAGCAAGTGCGTATCGTATGGCAAATGGATTGAGTTTGATGATGAAACATTGTGGGGTTGTTATCTCTCATTAAAAGGTTCTGGACAAAGAGAATTTCGGAAACATAAAGACGGAAAGTTTTATCGTTACGCAGAACCAGAAGAACATTATGTTGTCAGTTCGGGAGAGGATGAAGGAAAGTTTTTAACACATGTCACATGGAGTAATCCAAAGTATAAACAAATACTTGAAGCATTAAGGGACGGGAAGGCGGAACGTAAATTAGAGTTCAATGAAGTATCGGATGAATTAACCGAGCAATTAAACTCTGAATATTATGGGACTGACCCAAAGACCGGGAAGCAATCATATATTCAAAAGACTGGTGTTCCTAATCACTATTGGGACGTCTTTAACATGTGTCTTGTGTTAATGGATTTATTTGGATGCTTGATGGTAAACAATAATGAACCATCAATAATAGTACCAAATGAGGATGAGGCAATAGAAGATGCTGCAACGGTTTAATCATTGGGATACTAAATATATGTTAGAAAACATATGCAAATATATCTCAATCCTCGTGATTACACACAAGACTTTGTAAAGCAACTTCAATGTAAAGTTCAATCGGATATGTTGGCAGGAGTACAAGTTACTCAATTCATTAGTGAGGGGACACAATTACAGGGCACAGTTGCAGTACCAACAGCGGAATTGATTCGTGCAATTGATATATACTGGGATGAAGTAAACGGGGAATATATTACTGAAACACAACCCAACTTCAATTCCTATCCAGTCATCATACAGGGACAACAGTATTAATATTTATGGGACGTAACAAAGGCAGTAAAAACAAATTGGCAAAGACTTCAACGTTTACGAATGATGCTCAAGCAACATTGCTAGATACTCCATGGACACGTTACACCGACTTCTTTCCTATTTGGTATCAGATTAATCCAGTACCAGAGCAGATCATTCTTCCATCCGAACGAAGGCAGCAAATACAATTAGGTCGTGAGTTGTTTGCAAAGATGCCCATTGTATCGGCTGCAATCCTTAACAAGAATCATGTTGCTGTCGGTGATGCTTGGCAACCCGTCTTTGCTGGCAATATACGAAATGATGCGGACAAAGAATGGGCAAAGGCTGCAATTGATTGGCTTGTCAATGATTTATATCCAAACATCAATTGGCGTGGACAAAACTTTTCATTTAATGATACATTAGTATTAACTGGAAAAGATTGTGATGTTGATGGAGGTTCATTGATGGTATATCGGACCACTAAATCAGGACTTCCCCGAATTGAATTAGTACCAACTGATTTAATTGGATCAAGAGATAATACAAGTGTTGTCGAGGGAGGTTTATATGATGGATACAAAATCTATGATGGTATCATATTCAATAGTGACAACATGCCCATTGCATTAAACATTCTTGGCTCATCCAAAGATAATGACCAACAGATTTCATTATTCAATTGTCAATATATTTTTGAACCATGTTGGGACGGACAAGTTCATGGGGTAAGTCGTATTGCCAATGCGGTTACGACATTGATGGACATCAAGGACATCAATCAAATGCTTAAAGTAACGGTTAAGAACTTTGCGACAAAAGGTATTATTCACAGTAACGCAAAAGGGGCAGCACCAAAGGGCAAAAGAGTCTTTGGTGTGGCAGTACCAGCACAACCAAGTTCAGTTCAAGTTAAAGGTGAAAGCCAAAATAAAATATTCTTTGAATCAGTAAATAAAGGTGGAACGGAATATATCAGTTCATTGGATGGTTCTGAAATTAAGCCTTTCAACTTTGATCGTCCTTCACCAAACACAGAAGCATTTATCTTTAGAATATCATCAGAAGCAATTGCATCAATTGGATGGTTTATTGAGTTGATTGAACCAAGTAAATTAAACGGAACATCGGTCAGATTAATCCAAGATCAAGCACGCAAATTAATCACATGGCGACAAGCAACCTTGGAACGAAGAGCAAGGGCAATAGTTCAATATTCACTTGCAAAAGCAATGCAACTTGGACTTGTGCCAATGACAGATAACAAGACTTGGATGAGATTTTTCTTCAATCGCCCGGCAGAATTAACTGTGGACTCGGGATATGATAACACTGCACAGATTCAATCATTGCAATTAGGTATATCAACAAAAGCAGAAATATGTGCTAGACGTGGTCAAGATTGGAAAGATGTCGATGCACAAACAGACATTGAACTTGATGCATTGTTTACCAGAGCACAAGTATTAGCCAAGAAGTTTAATATAAGTGAGGCAGAGGCAAGGGAATGGTTAAGCAAGCGGGATATTGATAATATACTTCCACAACCAGCCAAAGAAGATAATGCTTCACAACCGGAGGAACAGCCAAATGAAACATAATATTAGCACACATTTACTTGCGGAATATAATTACAATAAGAACAATGTCATTCTGGCAACTCCTGATTTTTACAATGCATTCAAGACCAAGATCGAATCATGCATTAAAGCCGATATGGTTGATGATATTGTTAATTCAATTGCCGGTGATGGAACTCCTTATCAAGTTGTTAATGGTATTGCATTAATTGATTTTGCTGGTTTCACCGTTGGAAGTTGTGATGAACTTGAAGCTTATTTATTTGGTTTGGTATCATTACAAGACTTCTGTGATACATTACAATTAGCAATTGATGATGAATCAGTAACATGTGTTGTAATCAACTTTGATAGTGGTGGTGGATATACTTCCTACGGAGATGAGACAATTGAATTAATCCAAAACTTGAAAATGATTAAACCAATATATGCTTATACTTGCGGTTTAATGTGTTCAATGGCTTATCAAGTTGCATGTAATTGTAATGCTGTCATTGCCTCACCATCATCTTTAGTTGGTTCAATCGGTGTATATGCAGAGTATGTTGATTTAACCGCTTACAATAAAATCAATGGTATTGATGTTAAAACATTTCAAGGTGGCAATCAAAAGACCATTGGAAGTCCATATATCAGTCTTACACCAGATCAAGAGAAACAAATACAGGATACAATTAATCAAAAGTGGGATGCATTTAAACAAGTCGTTAAAGACAATCGTGGTGATGTAAAAGAAGATTATATGCAAGGGCAAGCATTCACTGGCAAGGATGCAATCAAGCTTGGCACAAATTTGATAGATGGTAATTGCAATAGTATTAATCAATTCATCCAATTACTTTCTGAAAACAATAACTAAATATATAACGAATAACAAATATATGATCATATTAGACATTGCAAAAGCAAATCGTGAAATTGGAAAACTTAAAGAAGAGTTGTCTAATATCACCAAAGAAAAAGAATCAGTCACCAGCAAGCTTTCCGAATTTGAAAAAGCCAATGGTGAATATGTTGCAACTGCTATCACAGTTGAACAACTTAAAGAGTCACATGCCAAGGAATTGGAATCAATCAAGGCAGAACATGCAAAAGCATTAGCATCATTGAATGAGACTCACGCTAAAGAATTGGCATCACTCAAGAGTCAATCCGATAAAACAATTTCAGAGACAAAAGAATCAGTAGTCAAAGAAACAATTGCAATTGTTGCTTCACAAGGAACAAATGCTGCAATTGAAGTTGTGTTGCCAGTAGCATCACAAGAAAAGACAAGGGAGCCGATATACAAATATAAGGTTATTCCCTTCATTAAAAAGTAACCCTATACAAAACAAACAAATATTATGGCAGTAACAAATTTAAACAAATATCTCACAATGGGAGCAATCCAAGGATTCACCCCTTTGTCGGCTCCAATCCAAGCATTTTCATATGTTGTAAAACCCGGTGCATCCAGTCTTAATGACGTTGTCCGTGTTCCATACGCACAAAATCTTTCATCCTCATTTGCATTTAATTATTCAAGTGGATATTCAAACGATGGCAACACCATTTCCGGTCAGGCTGTCACAATGAACAACTTGCTATATCAACGTATTGCTTTAAGCGATTCTGACCTTGCCTTGCTTAATGAAGAAGCATTGATTTCAATTGGTGCCCAATGTGGACGCAGACTTGCAGCCGACTTTGTTTCCGCTTCTATTGCATCAGTTGTAAGCACTGGTAACTATGCAACGCAAGCTGCTTACTCAAGCTCTGCTTACTCAAGTTCAATTGGTATCACCAACTTGGACAACGTGGCAAATACATTAGCCTGGCCCGATGGGGAACGTGCTTTGATTTGCGGCACAACCCTTTGGAATTCATTGCTTAACAACCCAAGCATCAATCAAGCCTACGCATTCGGTAGTTCTGACCCGGTTCAATTTGGTAAGCTTAAAGACTTCTTTGGATTCTCTCCATACAAAGTATCATTCGCTCTTCCAAATATTGATACTGGATTTGCTGTTAATCCAAATGGAATATTGGTTGCTAATGGTTATCATGCCCCAACCGATCAAGGGACACAGTATATGACCGCTGACCAGATTGTAATTGAAGGAACTGGCTTAACTGTTGGCTTCCGACAATTCTATGTTCCATTGCTTGCAACCAGCTATCGTGTATTCGATGTGCTTGGCGGATGTGCTGTTGGTAATGCAAATGGTGTCATTCACATTAAGTAATAATTAAATAATCAATTCAATGTGGCTTAATGGTGAATGCTATTAAGCCACTTTTTACTTTATGGCATTATCGGATTTTGTATTGGCGGGTTTAACCCTAATGGAAAATACATTAGGCAATCCAACCTTTACATGGAAGGATACAACATTAGCATGCATTCCGAATTCATTAATTGATACAATCAAGAATAGTGACAAATGGTTTAATGAAAATGCCGACTTTAGAATGACCGTCAGAACAAATCAATTCAATGGTGGTGCAATGCCACAGTTGAATGATTATATTTATTATCTGGGATATAAACTAAAAGTATCATCAATCAAATATACTCCTCATGGTATCTTCAATGTTTATATTTGTTCATTGCCGACAAGCAATTAATTATAATCTATGGCAATAACCGCCCATGTCGATGATGCAGTATTCAAACGGAATCTTGATCTTTATTTATTGGAAACAAGTAAAACGATTGAAGAGGCAGTAAACTTTAAATTGTATGATGGTGCAAGGGAAGCATTGAAGCAAACACCAAAGGCGGATAAAGGAACAATCAAAGAGGCATTGGAAAAGACATCAAGTAAATATCCACGAAGGAATGTTGCTGAGATGATTGTAATCAAAGAGCACTTGGCATTACCCAAAGTACAATATGATATTTATGCGGAGGAAATAGCATTAATCAAACGTAAATCTTCCCATGTTGCATTTGTTAAATCCGGTTGGCTTCCAGCAATTAGGGAACTATTGAAGTATGTGGGTAAATCATTTGCGTCATTTACTGGTGTCCGGGAATCAACATTAGGAGGTGCGGAACATGCAACCAAGACCGGGAGCACAGTCAAGGGAAGCATATATAATGATGTCGATGGTTCTGGCAATAAAGGTTTAGTTCAATCAATCAAAGAACAAGGTGGACAAGCGGCAGTGGACAAAATTAATAGTGATATTGTCAATTATCTATCCAAGAAGTTTGATGAACCAGCAGAGCACTTTAATAAGGCTTAAGGTTACTATCAAATGATAATGACTAAATATACAATAGATGTTAGTTCAAAATAAAATTGTAGATGCTGCCAAGACAATCATTTCAAGTTCGTTGTCGGCAAATAGTATTACCGATTGGACGATCTATGGAATGATGGATACGAACAGCCAGACAGGCATCAAGTTTCCTTGCGTGCGGGTTGCTTGTTATGATGAAGAACCTTTACACAAAGATGTAAAGAGTGGATACCATAAAGCAGAATTGCATTTAATAACAACTGCTATCCGTATCACTGGAAGCAATCCCGGTGAAGGAA